TCTAGTGGCCGGCGATGGAATTATCCTAACAACTAACGCTACTAACGATGCAGTTACAATTACTGCACCGTTATCAGAATACCACAAAGGTAACTTTGTAGGATTTGATTCTACATTAATTATTAACGGTACTACTAGTAAAGTTGTCGGCAACATTGATACTGCAAGTTTAAGAACCAGTGAACTCAGTATCGCACTTGGTTATCTAGCTAGATCTGCTAGTGATACTAATTATAGCATTGGCATTGGATGGCAGGCAGCAAAAACTTATCAACAAGGATATGCCGTTGCAATTGGGCATCAGGCAGGGGAAGCCACTCAAGGACAAGCCAGTATATCTATTGGTGCACAATCTGGGCAAGTTGTACAGGGTGGTCAAAGTATTGCAATTGGTACTACATCGGGGCAAAATAATCAAGGTGTTAATGCTGTTGCAATTGGTACTACATCAGGGCAAAACTCACAAGGCAATTCCTCAGTGGCCGTCGGGTATAATGCAGGAACTAACCAAGGTAATCAAAGCGTTGCAATTGGAGAGAATGCTGGAAAATTTCAAAGATCGACCGCAGTGGCCATTGGACAAAATGCTGGTGGCGGAGTTGCTTATCAAAACGACGATGCAGTTGCTATCGGTCACGGTACTGGTGAAAATGGTCAAGGCACCCAAGCTGTTGCAGTTGGATTGTATGCTGGACAGACTTCTCAAGGTATCAACGCAGTAGCCATTGGTTCATATGCTGGTCAATCTAATCAACATGCTAATTCGATAATTTTAAACGCAACAGCAACTGGTCTAAACTCCAACGGCACAAATAGATTCTTTGTTAATCCAGTACGTAACACAGCAACCAACTTTGTTGTACATTACAATCCAGTAACCAAAGAAGTTAGCTACGGTGAAGGTTTAACTGTTGGCAGTATCAATGTCAACAGCAATTTAATTACCACCGTTGATTCTAATGCAGATTTAGAACTAGCAGCCAGCGGTACAGGCAAAGTATCTATCCTTGATCAGTTGTCTGTGAAAAATGCAATGTTCCAAGGTGTAATGGATCTTACAGGGCTAGCATCTGGTGACATTGTATTAACTGCTGCTGATTTCACTGGTAATATTTTAACAGCGCAACCCTTGTTTACCAATAGAACATTATTCATTCCTAACGCAGATGCATCAGTTGCGGGTTTGAGATTGTTGATTAAAAATAGATCTGGAACTTATTCAATAACCATAAGAGATGCTGCACTTAACGTTATCGACATTGTGTCAGCATCTGCCAAAACTAACATAGCCTGCGATGGATATACTTGGTTTGTATCGTAAGATTTAATATAACGGAGCGGTAAATACTACTATGACAATACAAAGAATCAATTTAGGTAATCAGGTAAATGACGGTCTCGGTGATGACCTACGCACCGCTTTTGAAAAAGTAAATGCTAATTTTACAGAATTAAACTCTCAGTTAACTGTCACGGCATCAAACATTGGCGGCACAGGTTACGGTATTTTTAATAAAAAAGTCAATAACAATTTAGAATTTAAAAATATTGTTCCAGGTAGAGGAATTGCAATTGATGTGCAACCCACTTCCTTAATTATTAATAGTGTGGCTCCGACTGCATTTAGTAAAGTAGTTCCTACTTCTGGATCATCAATTACTGCTACTCCAGACAATCTAGGGCAAATTAATATCAATGGCGGTCCTAATATTAGCGTATCTGGTTCGGGATCAACCTTGACTATTGATACAAATATTAATTTAAATCAAGTATTATTAAATTTAGATTTTGGTCCAATATCAGATCAATTTGTAAATCCTACACAGTTAGCGTTGGCAGCGGCCAACGTCGATATGGGGACTTTAGAAAATCCAGGCAGACTTAGTCTAGACCTAGGTACAATAATTTAAGGATTGGGACCCATGGCAGTTAACTGGATTACTCCTGCAGGAAGCCTAGGAATAATAACCGAACGCATAAGTTTGGAGATTCCTTTACAGGTAACGTCTCCAACTGGTCCAGTAACATTTACCATATTAGCCGGTGCATTGCCTCGTGGTCTTAGATTAGATGGCTATACAATTAAAGGCAGTCCTGTTGAAGTTGTTAAATTTACCGAAAGTAGATTTGTTATCAGAGCCAACAATGGAACTGACATCGACGACAGAACATTTTCTTTATCAGTTGATGGCGCAGATTTACCTAGCTGGGTTACCAAAGAAGGATTTTTAAATGTTGGACCGAATGATGCATATTATGTATTGGACAACAGTTATATCGATTTTCAGTTAGAAGCAAATGACAACGACACAATAGCCGGTGATGTATTAGAATATTACATTTCTCCAATGGATGGAGAGTTGCCGCCAGGATTAACGTTAAGTCGTTCTGGAAGAATATACGGGTTTACTGATCCTATATTTGCTGTAGAAAATCAAACAAACTATACCGGAGGATACGATACATCGGCGTTCGATGTGTTACCTTTAGATAAAGCTGAAGCACAATCATCTGGATTTGATGATTACCTATACGACTTACTCACATATGACTACAGCGAAGAATCAAAGACACCAAGAAGGCTAAGCCGATTTTATACTTTCTTGGCAACAGTTACCGATGGCAAAAGTCAGGTCAAAAGACTTTTTAAAATTTATGTGGTCACCGAAGAATTTTTAAAATCCGATAATACAATTGTACAAGTTGACACCAATGTATTCCAAGCAAGTTCTTCCAGTAACCGATCACCTCTATGGGTAACCGAATCTAATCTAGGCAGAGTCCGTGCAAACAATTATCTAACTATTTTCTTAGAAGTATATAGAGCACCTGGAATTTCGGGAACACTATTGTTTTTCTTACAAGATAAAAATCCAGATGGATCCAACAGCGTATTGCCTTCGGGACTGTCGCTAGATCAAATAACTGGCGAAATTGCTGGAAAAGTTCCTTATCAAAGAGCTGTTACTATTTCATACCAGTTTACAGTATTGGCTGCAAATTTTCTTGTAGACATCCTTACTTTAGATTATAATCTTAGAGGAGCATGGTCTGTCTTAGCTACATATGCAAAGAACGATGCAGTACTTTATAATAATATATTATGGATTTGTCTTCAGCCGCACCAATCTAGACAACCTAACGAGCAACCATTATATTGGAATTCAAGTGCAGCGTTAAGCGAAAAAACTTTTAATATAGATCTAATTGGAGAAATTGAAAGTTATATAGAATGGGTATCTGACAGCAACCTTGGAACTATTCGAGCAAACATGCCTAGTTCTATAAGCGTTCTTGCTAACGGATTAACTCCGGGCGATAAAGTTTTATTTGAAGTTACTAATGGAACATTACCGCCAGGTTTAACATTATCGGGCACAGGGAATATTCAAGGAAAGGTAAAACAATTTGCCGATAGTAACGGCTCTGGTCTTACTAGATTTTTTGACTGGATCAACGACACTCACGATTCAAGCGGTGCAATTACCTATGGCACTAGCTTTGACGGCAGCAATACGACCTTTGATAAAGAATTTAGATTTGAAATTACAGCAAGAGATACTATTAGATTTGCAGAGTCAAAGAAAACTTTTTCTTTAAGAGTCATTAATGAAAATGTTAAAACGTTTTCAAATCTTTATATTAAATCATTTCAAAATAAAACTAAAAGACTTGCTTGGTTTAATTTTATCACCGACTCTAATATATTTAGAAGTGATGAAATTTATCGATACGGTGACACAAACTTTGGAGTACAAGTTGAACTTAAAGTTTTATTGTTTGCCGGGATAGAAAGCGTTGAAGCTGTAAACTATGTACAGTCCATGAGTCGCAATCATGCACGTAAGCGCATGCGTTTTGGGGACGTTAAATCAGCAAAAGCCAAAGACCCAATTACTCAAGAAACACTATACGAAATAATTTACGTAGATGTTGTAGACCCGCTTGAAAAAAATAGAGTTAGTATCAGTCAAACTGTTCAATTACCTGATAAAATTAATAGCAAAGTATTGGTTAGTTATAACAATCTAACAGTAGATAGCGATATACCATTTGTTAGTGATTCTGACAAACAACGAGTATTTCCTAATTCTATAAAGAACATGCGGAAACGCATTCAATCTATTGGGGAATACGATAGATCCTACTTGCCGTTATGGATGAGAAGCATTCAAGAAAATTCGTTAACTGAACCGGGATATGTTAAAGCACTTCCCCTATGTTACACATTGCCTGGCAAATCAGCTGCAATTATTTCAAGAATAAAATTTAGCGATTTTGATTTTAAAAATATTGATCTAGAAGCAGATCGATATATTATTGATGTTATCGATGGAACATTCCAAGACAAGTATCTTGCGTTTCCTACAGGAACTGCAAGCAGATCTATTGACGATCCGTTGCCACCAGCAGCTCCAGATACTCCAACACCGGCACAATCTAATCCATTCAGTATGGATAGTTTAGTTACAACTAACGATAGTTTATCGATTACATATGATCAAGGATATTAAGCAATGAGCCAACAAATTATTAATTTAGGTTTAATACCGAACGATGGTTCCGGTGATGCCCTTAGAGTGGGCGCACAAAAAATTAACGAAAATTTTACCGAACTGTATGANAGAGGAATTCCTGAACAAGCAGGCAATAATGGTAAATTTCTTACTACCAGCGGTACAGTCCTAAGATGGGATCGAGTAACTGATATTACCGGCAATGCCGCCACAGTTACAAACGGTATATACACTACAGGGTCATATAATAATCCGTCTTGGATTGCTAGTTTGTCCCCATCTAAAGTATTGCCAACTCAGTCCGGTAACAATGGCAAATACTTAACCACTGACGGCTCAACGTTAGCGTGGGTAGATTTGGAAGCTGTTAGTATTTTTGATTATAATAATTTAATTAATAGACCAGTTTTTCCAGACAACACTAGTGACCTAGTTAACGATTCTGGATTTATTACTAGCAGTGCATTGACAGGATATGCTACAGAAACTTATGTCAACTCAAGAGGGTTTATAACTAGCAACGGTTTGCCAAGTCAAGCTAGTAACGCTGGCAAATATCTTACTACTAACGGAACAACTCTAAGTTGGGCAACGGTAACTAGTGGTACAACTGACTATAACAATTTAACCAATAAGCCCACTATACCAACCAGCTTCAACAGCCTAGTCAACGGTGTTCACACACTCAGTCTCGGTTCAACTGGCAACACCACATTCCCAACAGGACTTACACTAGGGGCACCAAGAGGAGTTGGCACAGTTAACTTTACTGCTGCTGTTGACAAAGAGTTTCAGATTGAAACAGGAACTGCCACCAGTGGTAAACTATGGCAGTTTGGTACAGATGGTAGCTTAACTATACCAGGTGATATCAAGAGCCAAGGCAACATCAACATTGA